CGATACTCCCGCCGTCAGGGCCCGACTATGAAACGGTGATTGAGCCGGGTTCTCCGCCCTCGACCGACACGCCTTAACGCGCGCGATCTATAGACGGTTGTCGATGGAAGCAAGCTAACCTGAGGCGGGGTAAGCACATAGCTACAAAGCCGAGGCATGCGAGCGCGCACCAGGGCGCACGGGCTAAGGCCCCTCAATCCTTAGGCGCTCATCGGCTAAGTGCAGTAGTGGTGCGGTGTTGCGTAGCTGGGAGCTAGTGCGTTCGGGGGCAGGGCCGGGGGAGGCGAGGCAGTGGGGTGGATGATTTCGACCCCCCCCTCAAAAAGTTCGGGGCCGCCCCCTGCATGGGCCTAGTTCAAGGGTCTGGTTCCAAAAAAATCCTACAACCACAACAGGGAGTACCACTTAGGCTAGTCTTTGAGCGGAAAAGGCGACGACCGCCGGCCCACCCAGGTCAGCGATGGCGAATTTGAGTCCAACTGGCGCCGCACCTTCGGGAACCGGACAAAAAACCGGACAGCCCGCGGCGCCCTTGAGCGCGCCGCCCGCCGCATCGGTCAACTCGACTTGGTTCAGGAGCCGTACACTCCTGGGGCGCCTCCGCCAAGCCCCGAAGCGGCTAAACGCGCCGCCCGCGCCGTGTACGGAGAAATCGCCGCCCCAGCGAGCCCCCGGGCGTTGCCCTGCCCGATGTGCCCATCCCTGGGGAGCGACACTTCCGCCCACGTTCAGCAGTGGCAGCCCTGCGAGAAGCATCGCCCCGCAGGCCCCGGGCACGTCAGCGAAGGGCCAGGCCACACATCGGTCAGCCCCACATGACGGCCCCCGCCGGCCAGGCGAATCCCTTCGCCGAGTTTCTGGCGCGGTACGAGAACGACCCTGTACTGTTCGTCCGGGAAGTCCTTGGCGGGGAGCCGTTCCCGGACCAGCTCGAACTGCTGGAAGCCTACGGCCGGCGGGACCGCCGGATCGCTAAGAGGTCAGGCCACGGCGTAGGGAAGACCACGTCGATCGCCTGGTGTCTGGTTCATCACGCAGTCTGTCGGTTCCCGCAGAAGGCGGTCGTCACCGCCCCGACCACCAAGCAGCTCTTCGACGCCCTGTACGCCGAGACGGTCTCGTGGTTCCGCAAGCTCCCGCCGGCGCTCCAGAACTTGTACGAAATCAAGGCAGAGAGCATTGAGCTGAAGTCGGCTCCGACCGACTCGTTCATCAGCTTTCGCACCAGCTCCGCCGACCGCCCCGAGGCCCTCGCCGGCGTCCACTCCGCCTGGGTGCTCCTGATCTGCGACGAGGCCAGCGGCATCCCGCAGGCCATCTACGAGGCCGCGGTCGGGTCCATGTCCGGCCACAACGCCGCCACGATCCTCTGCGGCAACCCGGTGCGGACCAGCGGGCTCTTCTTCGACGTGTTCCACAAGCCGGAGGTCATGGCGCAGTGGACGCGGCTCCACGTCTCCTGCATCGGGCACCCGAACGTCTCGCTCGACTTTATGGCCCAGGTCGCGGCCACCTACGGCGAGGGCAGCAACGCCTGGCGGGTCCGAGTCGAGGGCGAGTTCCCCAAGGGCGAAGCCAACACGGTCATCCCCTGGGAGCTGCTCGAGGCGGCGCTTAAGCGGGACGTGCGGCCTCTCCAGGTCCGGCCGATCTGGGGGCTCGATGTCGGGCTGAACCAAGACCCGAGTTCGCTGGCGAAACGGCAGGGTAACTGCCTTTCAGAGAAAACCATCGAGTTCAAGGCCGACGACGATCTCATGAAGGTCGTCACCTGGGTCAAGGGCCATTGGGATTCGACGCTTCCGAGTCAGCGCCCGACTGAGATCAATGTGGACGCCATCGGCATGGGCGCTGGTGTGGCCCACCGCCTGATGGAGCTGGGCCTGCCGGCCCGCAGCATCAACGTCTCCGAGATTGCGGGCCGCCCGGGATTTCCTCGACTCAGAGACGACGCTTGGTGGAGGGGGCGGGAGTGGTTTGCCAAGCGCGACGTGAATCTCGCGGACGACCAACTTCTCGCCGCCGAACTAGCCCGCCCAACATACGACGGAACGCCGGGCGGGAAATTACAAGTCGAAAGCAAGAAGAAGACCAGGCAGCGCACCAAGACTAAGTCCCCTAACCGGGCCGACGCCTTCCTGCTGACCCTTATCAGTGAAGCGGTTACGGCGAACGGCGAGCCGGCGGCGCCACTGAGTCAGCAGCAGCCGATTAAGCGTGTGATTAAAGGGCTTGTTTGACAGGCAGATTCCCGAGACCTCAACTGTGGAGAAGAAGCGATGTGGTGTTTGCCGGAAGGAAAAGTCTGTCGGCGACTTTCACCGCAACCGAAGCAAGCGGGACGGGTACGCCACGCAGTGTCGGGGGTGTACGTCGGAACTAAACAAGGCGCGGTATACCGGCCCGTCAGGCGATCGTTACAGAGATCAGCAGCGAAACAGACACGCCCGGGCTCGGTACGGGATCTCCCGGGACGAGTACAACCGCCGCCGTGAGGCGCAGGGTGGAGGATGTGCGTTGTGCCGCCGGGTGCCCGACACCCCACTACACCTGGATCACGACCACTCGACGGGTGCGCTCCGAGACATGCTTTGCGGTACGTGCAACCAAGGTCTCGGTTTGTTTCGAGACGATCCGGCCCTCTTGCGTTTGGCCGCTCTTTACCTGGAACGACACCAGAAGCCGGGGATCGTATGAGAAAATGGGAATGCGGCCGGTTGACGATCTACCTCTGGCCGCGGGACTGGTGCCTGGGCTGGCACCGCGGGCGGTCGTGCTGGGTGTGCGACCTCGGCCCGCTGGCCTTCTGGTGGCAGGCGTGAGCCCCGCCGCCATCCGGCCTTGGGTTACCCGCCTCTATGCGGAGCCCGAATCGTCGCTTTTCGTGCGGGTGCAGGTTTGGCCGACGAAGAAGTCGTTCCTGGCCTATTTGAACGAGAGCCAGCGGAGTAACGGCCGTCGTTTCGGATATACCTGCGAGGGTACTTGCTCTCGGGAAGAGCGGTGGTTCGTTCCTGCCCGCAAGACGGGCAGACCGGCGAGGAAGGACCGATGTTTCGCTGAAGTGAATTTGTGGAAGGGCAAACTCGGCATGGAGGTCGTGACGCACGAGTTGTTTCACGCGACAATGGCATGGGCCTGGCGCGTGAAATTCCCATTTGATTCTCTCGCGGAGAAAACGAGCAAGATGGTCGATGAGGAGCGGATCACGTACGTACACGGGAGGCTGTGCAAGCAGCTCGTGGCGAAAGGTCTTCGGCCCGGAGGCGTTTACGCCGACGGCGCGTATACGGCGAAGGCCAAATGAGCTACGACGAGGCGGACGAAGAGGGTGAGGCGTTTCTCTATCGCCTCGACGCTAAGGCGGAACTGGAGCAGGAGCGCCGCCAGCGCGCCGCCGTGGACCGCCTGCTGGATTCGCTGGTCCCGGGCCACGCCCGGATGGAACTGCTCACGTTCGAGGAACGCCGCTTCTGGGGCTTGAAGCGTCACCGGAAATACCTACGGGACCACGAGTGATCTTCGTCCTCCTGGCGGTGCTGTGCTTCGGGTTCAATGTGCTGCACTACTACATCGGGTCGGAGCAGTCGGATGCGGAGAGGTTACTGCACGCCCGGCACGCCGCCTGGTGGGCAACTGCGGCGGAGGCGCTCAGTAACATCGACTACGTCGTGTTCACCGCCATTGCTCTCGCGGACCAAAGCGTAGTGCGGGCCAGTCTCGTGAGTTTCATCCCGGCGCTGATCGGGGCGCACCTCGGGGAATACCGCAGTGTGCGTAAGAATTGGGTGACGGAACGCACCAAAGCCGCCGAGAAGGCCAAGAGGAAAGCGGCCGGAAAGCCTGAAATCCTAGCAAGTTCGGCGCCAGAAGGTTAGATTTACAGTCTGCTATACCCGCCTCTCGGGCCAAGTTTTGATAGCCCGCCGCCGTATCAAAGGCACGCCCTCCGAAGTCCTCAATGGCTGAAGCGTATAAAGTCCCGGAATCGACTCCGGGAAAGTCCACTCCTGACGCCGCCCCCCGTCCCGGCGCCGGCCCGATGAAGGACTCCGAACTCCAGACCCACTTCGAGGCCCTGGTGCAGTCGGCAGTCCTGTTCACCGACACCGAACTGTCGCCCGAGCGGGCGCAGGCCACCAAATACTACAAGGGCGAGAAGTTCGGCAACGAGGAAGAGGGCCGGAGCCAGGTCGTCTCGACCGATGTCCGGGACGGCATCATCGCGGTCCTCCCGCCGGTCCTCCGCGCCATCTTCGGGCCGGAGAAGGTCGTGGAGTTCCGCCCCCGCCGGGCCGATACCATCGCCCAGGCGGAGCAGGCTACGGACTACGTGAATTACGTATTCACCGAGGAAAATGAGGGATTCCTCAAGTCGCTGGCCGTGCTCAAGGATGGTTTCACCAAGAAGATCGGTGCGTTCAAGTGGTGGTGGGACGAGCGATACACCAAATGCGCGTACCACCTCGACGGTCTGACCCAGGAGCAGCTCGAGGCCCTCGGCGCCGAAGAGGACGTGGAACTGAACCGCATCACCCCCGCCGGAGACGGAACCTTCAGCGTCGAACTGACCCGCGAGGAAGACGAAGGCCGACTGTGCGTCGAGGCGGTGCCGCCCAACGAACTGCTTTTCAATCGGGAGGCCAAGAGTGTCGAAGAGGCGCTCTTCTTCGGCCACCGCACCGAGAAGACCAAGGGCGAACTGATCGCGATGGGCATTCCCAAGAAGATCGTTGACCAGTACGGCACCAACGATGGCGAACTCCAGATCAACCCGGAAGTCGTCGCCCGGAACGAGAAC